TCTTCGCCATCAATCGTTACTTCTGTGCCTGACCATTTGCCAAACAAAACTTTGTCCCCAGTGCGATTTTAGATACGTAGTCAGCCGCGTTACCTAGAGATGACGCTGTGTTTGTTAGTTCCACATACCCGTAACGAGTCATGAATGAAACTACTGGCTCAAAAGAAGCCGGATCAACAACAACACCTGATGACATTAGCGGTACGTACGGACAATAGAATGCCGCCGCATCGATTTCGCCTGCACCTTTGTAACCAAGTAATACATCATCGTTTGCCGCATATGTGTTAACATATACACGCATTGTACCGTTTAGTGTACCTACGAATTTAGTGTTAGTTGGTGCTTCAAAAGTACCTTCAGTTGTTCTAGCGAATGCTGATGTTGTAGCAGACTGTAGAACTGTTAATGCTGATGGTGAAAGCACAGCCCAGTTAGCCGCGCCACGTCTTGTACGCTGTGCTACTAGGTTAGCTTGTTGGTTGATTAATGTCGCAAGAACGGCATGTCTGTCACCGATAAACGTTGGTGTACCTGTGAAAGATGCTGACATGTCATATGTGCCACCTGTTGTTGCAAGTGCAGATAGTGAGCCTAAGATTTCTTGGTCGATTTCAGCAGTGATTTCCATTGCTAATGCCGCCATGATTTCAGCTTCGATATCTAAACCGTGCATTGAGTTAGCGTCCTGTGCCGCTTCAAAAGTCCAACGTGCAGATAGCTTTCTTGTTTTAGCTTCTACAGTCTGTTTTAGGACCTGAATTGACATTTTTGAACCCGCTTCACCTTCTAGTGATGCAGTTGCCGCCGGAGCCGCTGATGCGTCACCTGAATATGCGTTAGCAATTTCAAATGGGCTTAATGCTTCATCACCTGCCGCCACGCCAGCTTTTGCTTCTGCGTAACGAACTCTTAATGTGTGAATTTGGCCTACTGGACCTGTCATTGGTTGTACACCAATGATTTCGTTTGCGATTACTGTTGGCATTACACGACGGATAACTGGTAGGATCACTTTGTTAAGTGTTGCGATGTTACCAGCCTGTGTTGCACCAGCAGTTGCACTTTCATTAAGTGCTACTTTAGTGTTTTCTAAAACTGCGGACATTGTGTCACGTTTTGTGCCTTCTAGACCTTCTAAAAGAGCATCACGTGTTGAGTCCCAGTTATTTCCTTCAAAAAGATTTTCCATCTTTTGTTCTCCTGATAATTATCCTGGTTTATTTCAATCCAGCTAATTTCTTAAGCTGAATTATTTCGGCATCGCTTCCTGACGACTGTGATTCTTCCGTTACTACCTCACGGTCACCAGTATGTTCAGTCACTTTGCCTTCTGTTAATGTTTTTGTTTCTTCTTTCGTTGAAACGTTTTTCTCATCTAATACTGCCGGTAGATACTTCTTGAAAGCAGATTTTAGATTTGAAGTTTTTACTGACTCTAATAAATCAGACATTACTGTTGCTTTTTCTTTGCCTAACGGTGCTAGTAGACCTGACATAACCTCTTTACGGTTCATCTTGTCTTCTAGAATACGTTGTGCCTTCTTAGCGCCTTCAATGTCTGCATCTTTATCAGCGATTACTTTTTCAAGTTCTTCAACCTTAGTAGCTGATTCGTCTAGCTTCTTGTTCACTTTAGCAACTTCTGTGCCTTCATTTAAATGTGAAGTCATGAATTCGCCTGAGAACGCTTCAAATACCTTACGACCAAATTCGTTTTCTTTAGCCGATTGAATATCTTCTTTTAACGTTTTCATTTCTGAACGTAGAGAATTTTTAATTGTGTTCTCTACTAATTCCGCTGAACGTTTGATAAAGCTATCTTTAGTCTTGTTAAGTAGTTCTTTACCTTCTGCTACTAAACGTACTTTAGTGTTAACTAACTCACGTTTATCATTATGGAACTCAGCTAGTTCACGTGATAGTTGCTTGACAACGAATTTCTTAGTATTTTCAAGATTTTCGTTAACTTTTGCTCTATCACTTCTAAGTTCCTTAACTTCGGTCGCCAAACGAGAAGTAATGAATTTTTCAAGGAGTTTTGCATGTTCAGAAATTGCTTTCTTATATGCAACTCGTTCTGCGATTAGAGATTCGCGGTCAGACTTGAACTCTTCCATTTCAGTTTTAATTGCGTTGTTTAGCATGTTGTCCATTGCTCCAACGATTACTGATTTGTCGTGTTCAAATTTTTGTGCGAATTCCTCACGCAACTCGGCTGTAATCTCCTCTCTTGCTTCTGATAATTTCTTGTCTAAAGCCTCTTTAATTTGTGCACCAGCCTCTTCGGATAGTACACCGGACTCTAGCAGATTTGCAAGGATTTCTGTTGCCATTGTTGCTTCTCCTGTTAAAGTTTAAGTTCTTTAATGAACTTAATTATTTGTTCTGACAAGTACTTTTGAGCGACCTTGTCTGTTTGAACGTTTTGTGCTAGTTGCCAAGTTTGGTAACCACCACGCATGTTCATTAAACCTTCGTAGATTGCCTTAGGGTAGGCTTCGGGAGCACTTGGTTGTGCTACGATGTCTACAGTGACAATCTCAAAATTGCTTACCTCACCGCTTGGGTTAACTTCTCCAGAACCACGAGATGAGACACCTAATGTAGCGCCTGATTCGATTAATGTTCTGATAATGTTACCCATTGGAGTCGGTACAATTTTAAGTTTACCATAACCATTAGGCCCATCCATCCACATAGATTCAATAATATGCGAAACTCTGTCAACGTTTACTGTTAGTTCTGGCGGATGGTCACATTCTCCTAGTACAGGAAAACCTTGGTCGATTTTATCTTGTACGGATTCAACTGCTTTCGCAATTTCTCTGACCGGATAAACACGTTGGTTAGCATTTTTAACGTTACCTTGAACGAAAATGCCTTCCATGAACATATTTTTTCCGCCGTCATCACCTTCCACTATACGTGACTTAACTGCCGCTTGTTTATGTGATAGCCTTTCTATAAGAACGGTCATTGGTTATCTCCAAAAGTATTTCTTAAGATGAAACTGACTTGGTGTTAGCCCCATCATCACCTGCAGATGCCGATTCTGGCTTCATTGCTGGTGCTTTACTGTTTCCTGATACGTTTACATTTTTTGTATTCATATCTTTAGGTGCATCGCCTTTGCCACCTGATGTGTTACCATCATGTGTTTTTACTGGCGCCGCATTTGAATCATCACCTGGACGCTTTGGATTAGCATTTACAGTAGATGATACACTGTCACCGTTGTCGCCTGCTTTTGCAGTAACTGGTGTTTTGTATTCATCTAATTTTGCTTCATCTTCTGCATCATCATCTGATTCATCTAAATCAAGTTCTAAGTCATCTTCTGAACCTTCTTCTACTTTATCTTCTGTAGCTTCTTCTGATGATTCTTCTACTTCTGATGTTTCTTCGAATGTTGGTTCATCAGCTTCAACTGATTCCATGTCCATTTCTGCCTCTTCTTCATCGGCTTCATCTTCCATGTCATCTTTTTCACCTGACATAATTTTTTCGAACTCTGCTTCCAGATCCGCTAGATTTGATTCTAGGTCATCTACACGATCCTCAATATCTTCTTCCGGAGCCTCTGCGTCACCCATTTCTAGGTCATCAACTGCTTCGTCTTCTGATTTTTCGTCTTCGTCATAGAATTCTTCATTCTCAATCTCTGCTTCGTCTGATTCAATTTCACTTGTTTCAGGCGCTTCGATTGATGCTTCCTCAACGGTTTCGTCCTCAGACTCGTCTATATCTTCCAAATCTTCTTCTACAACTTCGTCACTTTCGTTTAGAAGTTCTTCATGGATTCTACGGGCCTCAGCTACGATGAAGTCATGTAACATGGCTTCCGCCGCATCACGCTCCTCGTTGATAAGAAGTTCTAGTACGTTTTCTAGTGTACTTCTTGACATAATTAGTCTCCTTATCTAAAACGCCACAAATTGTGGCTAATAAACCACAAAGTTATGAATGTGGCAATGTTGTAGAAACACTTCTATTGTTTCAAATGTATTTATAGAGGTTTTGAGGGTTTATTAAGGAAATGCAACAAAACGGCTATTTTTTCAAGCCATTTTGTGATATAAGTTATTTAACAAAGTATGTCAATCACTTATGTACTCATTTAACTGTCTTTTCAGACATTTATTGACACTTAAATATTATAGTTCAGGCTCAGCAGATGCATCAGAACTACCACCATATTGAGTGCTTAGTCGTTCTTTTGCTTCTGAATTCTGTACTTTTCTATATTCACGCATCTTACGTAGGTCATTAAGGTGAGTAAGTGTTAGACGATTTTTTCTTGTATCATCTAATTCTATGCTATTATGTTCATCCCTATCAGGTGAATAATTTTCATTGATATCACTATACTTCATTTAAAAACTCCGTTGACTATATCTATTTATACGTTTGGATCGATTTCGTCTGTTTCTTCGGAATTTTCCGCGCCACTTATTGGTGAACCTTCTTCATCTGTCTCTGCATCCGTTTCATCAAACTCTGGTTCGCCGCCTTCAAACTCACCGCCGGGAACACTTGCCCCTACTGATTTAAGTCCGTCTGCGTCTTGTGGGTCGCCAGTGCCTTTTTCTTCATGCCATAACTTTTCGTTTTCCATGATTTCTTCATCAGATAATCCCAAGAAACGTTTCATTGCAAAACGCTTACTTACATACTCTGCGCCTTCGATTGCAGTAAATACATTCATCATAACTTGGTCTACTTCTGCTTGACGATACTTACCAAAGTTTTGTGGAGGATTAAATTTCAAGTCAAACAAAGAACTTTCAATAACCACACCTCTGTGCTTCATGAACATCTTAAACTCTCTGTCCAAGTCTTCACATACTAATGCTTGTAAACGTTCACAGAACTTAGTAAATCTAAATTCTTGAATGAATGCAGTACCTACACGACCATCATTGTAGCCGTTACCGTCACTGTCTAAGCTACCTAGATAGCTTGGTGGAACTCTAAGTCCACGCATCATCTTATCATTGAAGTATTTTAAATCATCAATCTGTCCTAAGTTTTCACCACCAGGTAGTGTCTCAACTTTAGAACCACGACCTTCAGCCGTCTGAGCAAAGAAGTAATCTTCCATAATAGATAGTGGATTGTATGCACTATCTGTGATATTCTGACCGCCACCTGTTTTACTTGGAATACGTCTTTGATGAATTTCACTTTTGATACGTTCTAAGTGGGCTCTTGCTTTGTGTGTTGGCATGTTACCAACATCGATATAGAATACTCTACGTTCTGGTGCTCTTTGGACACGATAAATCAGAATAGCATCTTCTAATAATTCTTTTTGTTTATAAACTTTGAACACTGGTTCAAGTATTGAGTTGCCAAAAGGCCAGAAGCCATCGATACCTTCACTTAATGAAATATGAACAATATGCTTTGCATCAACTGGCGTTGATGTTTGGTCTGACACAAATCTACTACCACCAGCGCCGCCGGCTGTATAGCCTTGTGTAGTGTTCGCATTAATATTAGGTGCTCCTGTAAGACCTGTTTGTGTTTGTAATAGTTTAGTTGTATCGGCAGTAATATTAAGGCTCTGTAGATTAATATCTAAATCTTTAATATAGTATGCTTCAATTTTTTTGCCTTTGCCTTCGTTAACAATAACTTTTTCGATTTTAGCTGGATCTACCCAAAAAAGTTTATATGTTTCCGGGTCACGAACAAATATTTGGTCTCCGAATTTGACTGTGTTTCTAAAGATACGGAACATTCTCTTATTAATTTTATTAAGAGAACACCATTGTCTTAGTGATTTTTGAATAATATCATTTTCTGTTTCGCTTGAATCTTGATTATATTCAACATGAAAAGGAAGTTTACTATATTCGTTTTTCAATGTAGAAAATTCTGCAATAGTATCTAATGCAGTATTCACTTCACTATCTAAATCCATTTGGTCATATTGACCATATCTTTGTACACGATTAGGTTGTCCCTGATAAACCTCAGGTAACCAACTACTATATCGTTTGGTATCTGCATCGCCGGCATATCCCCCACCAGATGAACGTGGCATCTTTTCGGGCATTCCGTCGTATGTTTTAAAATATTTTTTCCAGCTCATTTTTTATTCCTTAGAGTTAATACTATCATAATTTGATATGTTTGTCAATACTCTTCCTTTAATTATTATTTAACGCATTCACTAGATTACGTAATTCAATTAATACTGCATCTTTCTCTGCCGCATTTTCAACGTTGTCTCTTCCAAAATAAGACCCAGGATTAATGCTTGTATACTTGGTTTCTAGGTTTTCTAATGCTTGTATCATTAATCTCATATTTTCTTGGCCTTCCTCAGTCTTTGACGCATCTGTAGTTCCGATTGCTTCCATAACTGCTCGTAATTGTGCCGCCTGAGTTTCGCCGTATTCTTCACCTGGCTTAAACAAACCAAGTAGTTTAGTCAAATCTTTTAAATCATCTGCGATATCTTCGCTTTTATTTGGTCCTTCAGTTAGCAGTATACTATTGATTTTATCAAACATATTTTCAGCATCGGTATCAGTAAATACTCTTTTAATAATGTTTCGGTCGTCCTTGGTTAAATCATTTTGATTTAGAACTTCTCTGCCTGTTTCTAACGTAGAATCTGTTGCCGTTTGTGTGTCTCTTGTTTCATTACTACTATCTGTCTGGCTTTCAGAAACCTCAGCGCCCACTATTTTGTTTGCCCAATCGACAATACTTGTGCCAGCACTTAACAAACTTGTTTGTAGGTCAGTTACCGCAACATCAAATTTACCAGTTAGTAGTGTTACTGTTGATGCTAGTGGACTAAATGTGTTTGCAAATTCTACTGCTTCTGCCAATAAGGCTTTATTTGCAGTATTTTGTTCGCCTAATATAGATGTAAAACCTTTAACCTGTTCGTCAAGTACTTGTTCAAGGGCAACTACCGCCTGTCTTCTTGTATCAATTCCTTCTAGCACAGCCTTGTCTGCTTCTGATGGGCCAGTTGGTCCTTTATCTGCATCTTCAACCGTTGCTCTAAGACGAGACAAATCTGCAATCATTGACTGCAAAAATTGGTCTGTCTGTAAAACTGCACGATTGCCTTCTTGACTTGCACTTGCAATAATGCCTTGAATATCGGGAGACAAATCAGCAATAGCAGTTTGAAATGCCTCTGGTCCTTGTTCGCCTGCCATCGCAAGACGCTCTACAATTGGAAGTAATTCTTTACCAATACCTGTACCACTTAACTGTTGGAATGATTGCTCACGTACAAATGCACCTTGGCTTCCTGCCGCCATTCTTTCGATAACTGCCTGTCCTAATGTACCTTCTAACATTCCCGCTGAGCCAATAGTTTCTCTAATAGCGTTTGCTCTATTAGGATCCATCGTAACCAATCTTGATGTTACATCGTCACGTTGTAGAGTTTGCGAAATCATCTTAGCCGCATCTTCTAAGTTTATTTTTAAAACATTTGCAGTTGACGAAACGCCTGACATGAAATCGTCCATACCATCACGTAATTGCTGTTGACTCATTCTGTCAAGTACACCCATATTTCTTAATGAGTCTAAGTACTCACCTGCCAATGAAGTTATTTCTCCAAACTCAAGTCCGAATTCGGCTGTCATAGCAAGTCCGCCTTCACTACGTGCTTTCTGCAAAGAACTTGCGAATTCCAAAGATGATTTAACTCCTACAATACCAACAGACCTTGAAAACTGTTTTGTAAATTCTGCCGCTTCACCTAATGTGAAATTGTTTTCGTGTATCATTTTAGACATACTTGTAAGACCAGACTCTACATCTGAAAGGCCTGCCATTAGACCCGATTGTCTAATTTCTTGTGCCATGTTAAATCTGTCTTCTGTTTGTTGTCCCATAAAGCTGTTAATAGCTTTAGTCGTTGCTAAAATTCCTACTGCCGCTCTTGATACGACTTTGCCTGCTTCTTTAAATCTTTCTGCTAATGCTTCTTCATCGTATTTCATGCCTGCCAGTTCTCTGGTCGTAGCATCAGTCATATCGCCGCCTTGTGCAGTGATATTTTTGTTAATTGCTAATTCACGCTGTCTTTCTGCGGTAGTTTTTAAAATATTTGCTTGTGTTTCGTTTTGTCTTATAAGTGTTTCAAAAAATCCAGCTATTTTGTTTTGATGAATTGTATTTTTTGCACTTTCTTGCTGTTCTTTTTGTGTGGCTTTTGCAGTCTCTTGTGATTGTGTCCTAACTGCACCTAACGTATCATGCAATATCTTATACTGTTTTTGAGCGTCTCCGCTCTCGCTTGTATAAATTTTATCTAATGCTGTGCTTGTCTCAGCCGAGTTACCAGATATTGTTGCCAATATTTGACGTATCTGAGCCATAGTAGTCTCAGTTGCCCATCCCGGGATGGAAGGATCAATACCTTCAATGTAAACATTTCCTTCAGCCATTCA